TCACTAAAGAATTCCATGAGTGTGACTGTAACGCCGTTGATATCAACCTTGCGATTTTCCCATGGCAAGTCACTTGTGGCATTTAACCGATAGGCTACATCATAACCTTTAGCGGTCCACTTGCGGCGATGCGCTAACATCTCAAAGACTAACACGGCCATGAAAGCGTCACGTTGTTTGAAATAGGCTTGCGTCTTTGTAATGCGGCTTGTCTCTTTCTGGTCCATATATGCGGGATTGCCCGCAGTATGTAAGCAAGCCAATACGCAACCTGTTGAAGCCTTAGGACACACTTGAAAGCCGCTAAGGTTAAAAGGTGCAAGGTGCATCGGCGCGGTCATTACATCGACAACCTTACCATTCTTGGCAACCTTAGGATTGCTTTCGGGTTGTGCGAGTATCGTGCAAATAGCGTGGCCATTGGCGCGAAGGTGACGGATTGCGGACGCTTTAGAAGTGAAGCCGTTGATTGTATAAGACATGGTATATATTCCCTTTGCGTAACTATTAAAGATCAAGAAAGGCGATTGATACGCCAACTATCGCGGTTAAGATCATGGTGAGCGCCGCGCCTGTTATGTCACCCGTTGACGCCAAGAGAAGCGATAGGATGACTGTGAACAACGCACAGGTTGATAGGATGAATTGGAGAAAGGTTGTCATGGTTATAATCCTTGTGGTTATTTGTTACGTTATAGTGACTTTTGCACAACCCTTACGATAGCGCAACAATTAATTGTGGGTTGTCGGAAAAAAAATAGGTGACCGACTGGCCACCTCATGGTGACCTATCGAAAAAAAATAAGGTGACGCCGGAAGAAACAAAGACAAGAGATAGGACCGAAGCGGACCCATTGCAGCCCATGATCAACCGCAATTGATCCACGTCAAACTGTGAGTTGGACCGCGACCACATATAAATAAGGCGATGCACCGCCTATCGTGTCACAAGGTTGCGATCCAGACCCACCCAGACCACCCCTATCGTTATGTTATAATATCACACCCGCACACCCCCATGAGGGGGGCCGACAGGGGCCGCGTATATATAAGACCTAACAGATATTTTTGTCATTTTAAGTCCTAAAGGTTACCCCGAGGTTAATCACGAGGTTATCCTAAAGATACCTAATGGGGGAGGTACATGGTGGTGTACATCCTTAGCTTACCCTGAGGTTAAACACGAGGTTATACTATAGTACCCTATAGGTGTATCTTTGGGGGATCTATTCTAGATACGGTGAATAATTAATTATCCTTATTTCATTGGGTTTCTGCGGGATTAATCACCGTTACTAGAAAACCCCAAAAGGATAACCTCATGCACCCTTATGTAATCATTGGAACCCCTACTTGTTCCTACTGTTCACAGGCGAAAGCCTTGTTGATGGATAAGTATTCTGACTACCAATATTATGACCTAGAGAAGAACCCGTGGGTCCGATCATTATTCAAGATAGCCAAGTTAAAGACAGTGCCACAGGTGTTCTCTCCTGAGGGTGATCTTATAGGTGGCTATGATGAACTTGTGGTTCACCTGAACACCCTGAGTACCCAAGCATGATTGAGATCAACCAACTGGTAGATGTCGGGTTCATTGTCGTCATCATGTTCATGCTTTGGGAGAACCACAAGACCCAGAGGTTACTGGAGGAAGTGGCGTACCAACACAACCAACTAACCGCAGCCTTTGAGGAGTTTGGGGAGGCCGTAGTGGCTGACCTAGAGGATGTTGCTGACGTACTGAATGAGGATGCTAAGAATGATTGAAGTTACTTACATTAACCACATGGGCAATGATCTGTCTGTTGCCAATGCTGCTAGGGTATCCTTTGGTAAGACCAGTGAGATGGAGGATGACCCTTGGGGTCCCCCGAAGCTCAAGACTAAGGATGATCGGTTGATCCGTTATTTGGCCAAGCACAAGCACATCAGTCCTTTTGGTCATTGCTTTGCATCGTTCCACGTTAAGGCCCCTATCTTTGTTGCTAGGCAACTTGTGAAACATAAGTTTCTTAGGTGGAATGAGATCAGCCGTAGGTATGTCAGCGACCCTCCAGAGTTCTTTGAGCCTAAGGAGTGGCGTGGTCAATCTGCTGATAAGAAGCAAGGTAGCTCTGGTGTTGTCCACGATGTGAACATCAAGACCACACAACGGTTAGTCGCTATGCTTTACGATAACCTTCTGGAGCAGAACGTGTGTGAGGAACAGGCCCGTATGGTGCTACCTCAGAATACCATGACTGAGTGGTACTGGTCGGGTTCGCTAGATGCCTTCAGTGATATGTGCAACCTGCGCTGCAAGCCTGACACACAGGCAGAGACACGAGAGGTAGCCAAACAGATCGACCACAAGATGATTGAGTTGTTCCCAGTATCGTGGGATGCCCTTACGGAGAGTGATGATAATGACAGGAACGATTGAAGTTAAAGACATCAAGATCAACGAAGATGGTGGTGCTACATATACATTCGACCTAGACGAGAAAGCCTCTGGGTTAGCCCAAGAGGAAGGTCTAAAGCTCTTACTGTACTGTGGTCTTACCAAGGTTGATCTTGATGATGTCTATAATTGGATACTCGATCAGGCTGAGACTCCTGAGTCCATATAAGGCCCTCAGCACCTTGACCCCATGAAAACACGTTAGGCCCCTCTAGGGGGCCTCTCCGTGGCTCTCAGGGCTACCTAAAGGATGTGAACATGGTAGCTTCTTCAGAGATGATCGGGCGCCTAACCTTATTAGGGTTAGAGGCGTTATCCATGAACTTCTCTAGTTCTCCATCTAAGAGGCTTTGTTTGTGTGCTTGTTCACCCGCAACCTCGTCTTTGTTCATCTGTTCCACGAAGTAACCCACGGCCATGCTTAGAGCATCTAGGCGGTCATCGTGTCTCAGTGAACCTTTGTCGGTTGTGATGCGTGTCAGTTGATAGATCAGCATCTTGTGGAACCTTACGGCTTGCTCGTATTTCTGAGCGGTCCTGTAGTCTTCCTCGATCACCTTGGGGTCCATGACGAGCTTGTGTCGCATCATCACAGGTTCAAGTGTGTCGATAATCCTACGTTCCTTCTGTTTACTGTGGCGTACCTCTTCGATCAACACGGGGTGTATCTTACTAAGCACGGGTTGTAGCAGTTTCATGAACATACCATCACCAAAGTTGCTCTCGATCACAACGTGATTAACCTTATATTTTTTTGCGATATGGCTGAGTTCAGTGAGCGTGGTATCATCATAACCACCACTGAGACCCCCACAGGCAACCACATAGAGATAACCGTTGAGCATCTTAACGACAGCGTAGCCTGTTTCATCTGCCCCACGACCACTAGGGTCGATGGACATGACACTGCCAGTGAAGTCACTAAAGACATCCCCCACGTTCATTGGTGGGTACATACGGTCCCCTCGCATCGCTGCGTTGGGTAGGTCGTTCAGCGCACGGTCCTCTAGAGGTCCCCAAGTTAATCTCAGGGGTCCCTGTTCATCGTCTACGGACATGATGATCATATCTCGTACCTTGAGAGGGAAACGCTCCATATCTGATAGCTGGGTCGATAGCATGAACTGCATCGCAAACCCTGCTTTACCGTAGGATGCTTCTCGCTCCAAAAGGTCAGCCTCTCCAAACCGCTTGGGGTCAGTAGGCTCTGTAGGTTTGAGATCGAGGCCCTTGATGAACGTAGCTAGGCTCTCACCGTACTTATCCATCTCTTCAGCCTTAGGCATCCGTGCTGGCCAGATTTGGCATTGATAGCCACGTTCAGGGAGTTTCCCGTACAGGCTGTCTTCAGTCTGAGGGGTCCCCAAGAACACCACACGGGATGTCGGTAGCGGTTTAAGAACCGCATCGAACTCTTTGATAGTCTCAGCTAACTTGTCGCGCATCTGTTGCGTACCAGAGTTATTCAAGACCTCAATATCGTCTGCTACGATCAGGTCAGCACGAGACCCTGTGATCTGTGAGGTGATACCCACGGATTTAACACTAGGAGACTGCGAGGCTGTCGCTGGGCCTACGTCAAAGCTGATCTTAGACTGCCGTTGTTCTGATCGGGGCTTCAGGTACTCTAGACCCTCTAGCTCCCATATGAGGCGCTGACAGAATGTAGAGAACGCATCGGCACGTTCCTTGGACGCTGATACAACAAGTATCTTAGCTTCAGGGTCTTTGAGAAGACGCCACACGACATAACCCGCTGTGAGGTGTGACTTCCCTACCCCACGAAAAGCCTGAATGATGGAACGCTTAGGTCCATGCTGCAAGTAGTCTGCGATATCTAGCTGTACTGGGGTTGGCTCTGGAAGGCCGAGGTGTTGGTGGATGTAGTAAACGAATATCTTAAAGTCTGATCTTATTTTTTTGTGAAATGGGGTTTCAGGTATAGCCATAATTATCCTTGATCAAAAAAAGAGGTCCCCTAAGGGACCCCTAATTTTTTTATGTTAAGTCTACGATTTCGCAGGACCCACCAGTACAAGCCAATGTTTGTGACCCGATTGTTGTGTCTTCCGCTTCGTATTCTTTGAGTTTCGCCCAATCGATGCTTTCAGGCATGAGTGATAGCAATGTGGTGTAGTCTGACTTACCGATTTCCTCGTATGGAGCCTGTTGATATGTGTGTTCCGAGTAAGGCAGGAACGATACACCAGACATCTCGTCAAAGTTCTTGTAGACAAATGCACCTACAGAAAACCATTCAGACGAACGAACATTTATAGTTACAGATGGTTTGTGCTCACACCATGAACGCTGGTAGGCCAACCACATCTCTAGTTGGTCAATCGCGGACATATCTGAGGTGACCACAGCCTTATCAGGGGCCTTCTGTGGAAAGCTAAAGACCATAGTTTGGTCAGGCTTAAACACATCAGGTTCTGAAGGAATACCTTGATCAACCATGAACTGTGTCAGAGGGTCTTTCATGTCACCACGAACACGCCGAATGTAATACTCACTATGACGCGCGTGTATCCCACTCGCAGAGTCACACAGTTGTGACACCGTTCCACTTGGTTTATTGCAAGTAATAGCTGCGGATACAGGGATGTCGAGCTTTTCAGCCCACAACTTATTTGTTTCCACTGCGATCCACTTTAGGTGCTCAAGTGTTTTATCAAGCCCTGTGTTCTTCAGGTTCATTAATGGATTATCCATTACCCCCGTGAGAGACACACCGAGCAATCGTTCTTCGGCTGTATTTCGTTGCCACACTTTACGCAAATATGGGAACTGTATGAAAGTGGACTGAATAGTTCCGAGAATAGTCGCAAGTCGAACTTTTCGTTCCAAGTCTTTAATATTGTCTGTAGCACGAACCACGACCTCCGTTAGGTTGCAAAACTGATACGGTCGCAGAATTATCTCCGAACACGGATTAGTTCCGAAATCGTAAGAGTCATCCCTGCGACCATTCTTTTTAGCTTGTTTCTTTGATGCTTCACGGTTGAAGATACCACGTTCACCAGAACCTGACTCAACCAATGCCATCCACTCACGCATGAACGAGAGGCTGTCAGGCTTCTCAGTGTAGGATACTGAGTTGTTAGCCAAAGCACGTTGTGGGTCATTCTCCCACCACTGCCCTGACTTGGCATGGCGCATCCGATCATCCGAAAGGTTTGACAAGCTGATCATTGCAGAGCGGCGTACACCACCAACAACGACCACCTCACCGATCTTACACATCAGATCATGGCACTCCAAGGATGACAATTTACGACCAGCGGCTTTCTTAAAGACATCAACAACGAAGTTGAAGAGATCGACAAGAGGCGCTGGGCCAGAAGCACGACCACCAAAGGTTTTCAATTTGGCTCCCGCTGGGCGTACCTTAGAGACATCCCAAGATGGAACCTCACCTGAATACAGAAGAGCAATGAGTTGCCGCAGAGCTTTCGCCCAACCTTCTTTGCTGTCTTTAACGATAATGGTTGTATCGCTATCAAACATCAATTCAGGAACTTCTGGCAATTTATTAATGTACTGCCGCTCTACCGAGAACCCCACACCTGTGCCACACAATAGGATAAACATGGCTTCATCAAATGATTTGGGATCGTCTACGGGTAGATAGGAACAGTTATAACCTGCGGTGTTGTCCCGCTCCAAAGCAGGACCTGAGGTCATCAAGGCTCTCATGGAAGGCATAACGTCTAAGCTAAGGATAGCCTCACGGATATCTTTAACAGCGGAAGCAGATAAGCTGTCTTTTCCTTGTAGAGTTTTACCGACAACATTCTCGATATAACGCTCTACTGTTTCACTCCAGCTTTCACGGCGTTGCTCGTCATCGAGCCACCGTGCATAACGTGATGTGTGAATAAATGCTTGATAGTCTGTAGGTAGATAGTTGTTCATTCGCCACGGCCCCGCTGGTCTTTGTCTTCTTTCAGCCAAACCATCCGATCAATATCAGAACGAGTAATTCCAATATCTTTCAATTCACGATCTGAAAGTCTGTTAAGTATTTTGATTGCTGCCCTGTGTTCTGACCACATGACGCAATATCTCATGAACCTAACGATGATGTTGTTTACAAACCTTGTTTTCATCGGTTGTCACCTGAGCCAGCTAAGGTCCCACGCTTTTTACGTTCCGATAGTTTTTCAAGGTTCATCTCAGCGGTGCGGTCTAGGCTTTGGCCTAGGTCCTGTGAAAGGACAGCAAGATACCAAAGAACATCGCCTAGCTCTTTAGCGATTTCCTGTTTGGTTTCTTTATCGAATACACCTTGCTTGTCACGATAGACCTTTTTGATCTTATTCATGACCTCACCAGCTTCTCCTGCGAGACCAAAAGCTGGGTATGAGATACGGTATTCGGTTGGGTATATTGCGGTCTCTATTGCCTTACGTTGATAAAAAGCGAGGTCCATTATTGCTCCTAAGTTTGGGTTACCTAGGAACGGTGATTAATGGCCTCTAGTTGTAGTATTCTTCACTATCGAAATCAGGCAAGGCTTCCATCAATGCGGTAAGCCCCTCATTCTCTGACGCAATAGCTTCGATATTATTGTCCTTTAGAAACCTAATTGCTGTAGACAACTCAGCGGCACTTGCCTCACCACTCTGGATACGAGCGAGTAAGTCAGCCGCGATTGCAGAGTGTAGGTTTCCTAGTAATTCTTTTGATGCAGACATATTATCCTCCTGCCATCTTTAAAGCAGCAATGCGGGTCTCTTCGTTACGCCTGAGCCATCCGCGTCCAAATGTGGAGAATGTCTTCAGGCGGCGATAAAACGCTTCACGTTCCGCTGCGTATTGTTCGATGATGTCTTCTGGGTCCATTCTACCGACAGCCCCTAAGGTCTGAGGACCTATCGCTCCGTCCTGTGGTACACCTACGACCTTTTGGAGCATCTTAGCTCCTCGACCCACGCCGCCATTAATACAGAGGTCAAAAACCGCGAAATCAACGCCAGATGGTAGATCATCACATTTAGCTCGATCCCAATAGTTACGCTTGTATATCGGGGTGACATCGGCAACCGTGAGTGCCTTCATGTCATCTACAGTCACAGGCGCATCGACCCACCCCTCGTAAACCGCTTGGGTAACTCCGAGATTTGTTGCACCGCCGGGATCGTCTTTGTGGTTCACGAACCCACCTTCGTGGTGCAAAATCATCTTTAAACTCTGTTCAAAATTATCTTTCACTTAGATGCGCCTTTGTATTTCTCAAATGTTCTCATGCCGCCAAGACCTAATAATGCCATGACTAAACTCATGAGTTGTTCCGCCGCTAAACTTGGGAGTTCTACGGGTAGTTTTGCGTATGCGTTAATTAGACCTGCGAATGGTAAGATCAGGAACTGATACCCCAAGCCAAGCGCGGCGACCCAGCCAATAGCTGGGCGCCACCCAGCAACGAATATTGATCGATGCTTTGCACCTTCGATATTCGCCACTGCTTGGAGCATATGCGGTTGCTGCATGAGTGTTGCTAATTTTAGCTTTGCAGCTTCCCGCTCTTCTTCAGATGTGAAGAGTTCATCTAAACCTTTCGCCAGCCCATCGACAATACCGCCGATAGGATTGAGGTTCATGTGTTGGTTTCCTTACATTTGGGATTTTAAGAAAAGTACAAAATAGAAGAAACCAACCAAGCCACTAACGAAAAGAGCTATGCCGACACCTACAGAGATTTTAAACATCATCTCTTCGCGTAGACGCTGTGCTTCTTTTTCAGCTTCCCTGCGATTTACTCGCGCTTCTTTCTGAAACATCAGCCAGCTATCCCATAGCCCAGCTCGACCTGTGTATATCATGAGTTGCTTTAGTTCAGCTTCAGCTTCCTTGATGGACTCTAAAGCCATGAACTCTTCTAGGTCTGTAGCTTGCTGGGGTCTCAGCGCACCCATAAAACCGTTGCGCTTCTTCTGTACTTTTTTCTGGAGTTTGTCTTTGCTTTCGACAATGACGCCTATCTGTTTCGCACAGTCGGCTATTGACCTGCCGTTTTGTACAAACTTTTTGACTATGCCGAAAGCAGCGTTACACGCGGCTAGTTCAGCAAGCATTTTAGTTCTCTCAATCTCGTTGTGCCATCTTCTCGACAGCACCGCGTATATGTTGAATATTTTCATCGATACGGGCCATGCTGACCGCTTGGCTTTGTACCATGTTCTCGACCTTAGACACCCGCTCTGAGAAAGCTATGAGCTTTTCAGTATTCTGTTGAATGTCCGCCATCATCATGGAAACTGTCCAGACAATGGCGGCGGCTTGTGTGATTAGGCCAAGAAGGAGAGTTGCGGGGACACTTCGGGATATGTGCCAACCTTCTTGGGTGGTCATTAGGGCGTATCTGGGAACGATACGTTAGGCCATGCATCTGTCGATGTAATGTCACGAAGCGCAGTCCTGTAAGTAACCCACAAAGCCTTCGCTTCATCCGTTAACGGGCTGTCGGACATCTGTGTCCAATCGCTGTCACTGAGTAACTGATTGCGTGTGTCACGTTTAGAAGCTGCAACCACAGCATCTTGTTCCTCTTGAGTAGGCAGATCAGAGGTTAAAGTCCAAGGAAGATTTTTACGATTGCCGACCCAGTCCTTAACCTGTTGTTCTGTAGTCCATTGCGCCTGACTACTTGGGTTATAGCTAGGAAGCCTAATCTCACTAAGCCCATCTTCGCTTACAACACGACAACTCAAGTCATCATTAAATGTAAATGTATTAGGCATCGAATTCTATCCCAACTACTGAATGATATGCGTAGTTTGAATTACCACTGACAAAATCGCCAGCGGCAGTTTCTATAGGATAGAAATTTAGATTGCTGTTTGAGCCAAACGTGTTGTAATGGACGTTCCCAGTATGACCGGGGAACTTACCAAGCTCATAGCTATAGTCGTTCACCCAAACAATGCCTTTGAACTTCCTGCCTTCTGGCACAGTGTAGAAAATTGAATTCCTATCGGTAGTGCCATTGTAGTGAGAAATGCTAATTGCCTTGTCAGCTTGTGGAGCAGAAGTAGACGTTCCTTTTGGTATAGAAGTTAATGCCATTTTTAAGTCTCCGATTTAATGCCAAGAAGTTGGATGCCGAATGTAGGAGTTGCAAGACCTAATGCTGTTGCCTCGCTAGCCGATAGTGTTTTTGTGCTGGTTTTGTAATAGTTCAGCGTCCTACTTGCCCCCGCAATTTCAATACCAGAATATGAAAAAGGTGCGGAGTGTTGAGTACCATCAGGATAAATAGAAACGTAATTATTTCCTGTGCTAAAGTAACGTATTCCACCACCACTAATAGCAGTTGGGCTTCCCTTTATAAAAGGAGTACTTACTTGAGATGGCGAAAGATTAATCTGGCCTAGATTACTAAATCCTATAGTTGCATTATTTGCATCGGCCACTAAATCCGTTAGTGTTGGAGTAACTTTAGCTACCTGAAAAACATTAGTAGAGCTAACCCTCCAGATGTAAATAGAGTCTGTCGCAGCATCGTGTGAAATTGCAAAATTGTTACCGCCTGTAGGGTAATTAATAGTCGGCATTCCAGTAAAACTTTTCATGCCCCCATTGTTAACATTTAATGCGTACATTTGAGATGTATAACTATTACTAGGCATAAACCAAATATGGTCATAAGCAAAGAAATGCCTAGGATAGCTGGATGTAGGGTGCGGATTTCTATTATAGGTGGTAGCACCACCTGTGAAGTTTCCAGTTGGAGTAGCGTCTATATCTTTAATGTAAAAAGTAGAGCCAGAGCTTGCATAACCAATGAAGTCTCCGTTTAATTTATGACCTGTTCCAACAGCAGCATAGTTTAGGTATTCATTTTGGCCGCTCCCAGATACTTGCCCTACATACCATGTCTGCTGTGCTGAATTCGTATCGTGTTGTGTATAGTACCAATACCCATTTCCGTTATCAGCTATATTGAAATCAATATTAATAATTTCATTGTTATTTCCGCTGGAAAGTGCTGCTGTAGAAGTTAAACTCAACGGGGTGGAGAATACGTCAGACTGACCTTTAATCCTAATGACTTTTTCGACGTAACCATAGTTAGAGCCATCTAAGCCAATGTTTTCAGTTTGCTCAAAAACAAACGGAAAAGTGCTGCCTGTTTTAATTTTTAAAGTTGAGCTTGGAGGTACTACTAAACTACCCGTAGCGTTAGATGTTAGATCGCTCACGTTAAAACCGTTTAGCTCAAGGTGTGAGCCTGCATCAAGAGATGAAAAAGAACCAATTAAATTCATGTCCTTAATAACATAGCTTGTATTGGCGTCTGTTGTTACAAGAGTATGCTCACCATCAGTAAGCTCAGTCTCACCCAATGATGTGTTCATGTATATTTGGTCTAGTGTATCAGCCATTATAATGCTCCGAATTTGATTAAGGCTGCGGCTGAAACACCGTCAATGCCAGTTAGGTTAGATGCGTTCAGTGCGGGTAGTTGTCCTGACCCATCAAGTTGAACGACTTGGTTTGCACCTGTGCCAACATCGAGTGCTGACGCAGTGCCAAGGCCATTGATTGCTGTGCTTAGATCAGTAGCTGAAGCCTTTGCATCAAGCTGTGTTTGCACAGAAGAGTTAATGCCAGCCACGTTGTTAAGTTCCGGCAGAGTTGCAGTAAAACCAAGGTTACTTAGAGCTTCAGATGTAGATGCCAAATCACTAAGATTACTATTAGATATCAGAGCACCAGACAGGGATGCGTAAGCGGCAACCCAGCTAGAGCCTTCGTATACCTTCATGACATTATCAGTCGTATTAAAGTACAAAGAGCCAGACACCAAAGCGTTTCCGTCATTATCAACAGTTACATCAGAAGTCTTCTGCCCCAAATATCTGTCATCAAATGAATCTAATGCAGCAAGAGCGGCGTCCTTAGATGCCTGTGCGGATGAGGCAGAAGTTGCGGCGTTGGTCGCGCTGGATGCAGCATTAGTCTCAGAAACAGACGCATTATCCGCGCTTACACCTGAGGCGATTTTAGATGCTTCAGAAGCCGCAGCACTGACTTGAGAGTTTGTAGCTTGGGCTGTCGCAAGGGTTACCTGAGCGGCCCCGTTGGTTGTTGCTAGAGTAGCTTGGGCTGTCGCAAGGGTTACCTGTGCTTCACCATTAGTTGTCGCTAAGGCAGCTTGCGTAGCCGCCGTGGCAGCTGAACCCGCAGCATTTGTGGCAGAAACCTGAGCAGCATCCTCAGAAGCCGCAGCATCGCTCACCAGTGCAGTATTTGTGACAACGCTAGCCGCAGCGTTGGTTTCACTTAAAGCGGCAGCTATGCGGTGTAAATCAGCTTCCGCAGCGTCAGACTCAGATAGATTACGGAACGCTTGGGATTCATCACGAAGTGCCTGTGTGGCGTCCCTAAAACCTTCAGCTTCCTCTTGATACTGTACGGAAAAGTCCACCTGATCTAAGGCTTCTTGCATGGAATACAGCAAGTAGTCTGAGTTCTTGTTGAGGTCCGCAGCGAGTAGCGCAGAACCATCAGAGAAGCTAATAGGTCGTGTTGTAATTGGTGTACTACGGCGTAGTTGGATTTCTTTACCCGCCGCAATAGCACCCCCGATACCATCTGTTACTCTTACCGTTGTGTCGTTAAGTTTTGTGAATGTGTGACTGGCTGTTGGATCAGCGTTTGATAGACCATCGATTTCGACCGTGATGTGGTCATCATCGAGGTAATCCCAAGTGATCAGGTAGTCAGTCGTCGTGCCATCGGCTATGTAGGCCGAGACAGAATACTTTACCGTTGGCATATTTATATCCTATTGTTCTTGAAATACTTCATTAAATCTACGGAACCGCTCACGGCTGTTCTTGGAGATCGTAGGTGCTTGCTCAATCAACTGAGACTTAATTGTGTCAATCTTGCTTTGCTCACTTTGTTTTTCGAGTTCCATATATTCAGGAATTTCACTCTTAGCTTTGTTTCTGTAAGCGTTGATAATTGTGCTGACGATCTGACCTTTAGTTCCTTTTGAACCTAGACCTTTAGTGCCGTCTATTGCTCTCTTGTAACCGTCTGACGCCATGACTTTTGCTAACTGTTCACGCATGGTCAAACCATCAATCAAGGTTGTTGATGTTTGTTCTAGAACTTTGTCATAGATCGACTGAGGACCATCACCGTAAGGGATATCCTTTAGGTTTTCGTTCTTACCGTTAATAAACATCGTGGCGCTCAACTGAGAGAAAGCTGTTCCATCTGCAATAGATAGACGGCTTAGTTCACCTACGACAGCATCCTCTTCACGGTAATTACCGATATTAGATAGACCCATCGGGTCGTACTTAGGGGTTGGTCGTGTAATGATTTCACCTAAGACATTACGCTTTGGATCAACATCCTCATACAATCCTGTTCTGGATAGAAAAGTGTCAGTTACACTCCGTACCTCACGGAACGCTTCATCACCGTTAGTCTGGTTTAGAATGTTAGGAACAAACGACCCTACCATGTTGTAGAAAGCCTTCTCAGACTTAATGGGATCACCTGTCATCATACCAAACAGATCAGCTAGACCTTTGGTAAATGTTTTGTTGATTGTGTTCTCAGCAAGAGCAAGACCAAGCGCCGCCGTGATGTTTATCTTAGAGTTTTCACGCTCGTTATAAGGGTCACGAACGATCTCATTAACGTCAGCAAAGATGGACAACACGTTAGCCAGTGGCTCAAGACGTTGGTATGACATCCAATAGAAGCTACCGTCCTCATTGTTTATTTTGATCGAATAAGGTTGGTTGTTCTTCAGCCATTCAGCACGAATACGAGGATCAGTTGGTCCTGAACCTGTAAAGTCCCCACGGCCAGCCAAGAAGTGACCTAGCCCAAGTAAGGCAAAACCTGTTAAGATTTTTCCACGGGCTTGAGCCGCGCGGATTGGGTCGCCGCTGGTAATATCATCACGGAAACGCTTAGATGCGATTTGCAACACAGGCATATTCTGAAACGATTGGCTAAGGATGTTGATAGGTGTCCGAACAAACGGAAGGATAAAACGGAACATTGCCGATCCTACACCCTCACCTCGTCCTAAAGATTGAAACTTCTGACCAATTGACCCTGCTTCAAGTGCTTCCGTGAAAGATGCACGTTGTGACTGTAGAAGTGCGTCTGGTCGAATTGCGTTGCCTTCTTTACCAAAACTCTCTGCAACATACTTGTTGATGAACTCAGAGCGTTTAGCACCTTTAAGTCCTAGATTGTCTGCCTCCATAGCTGCGTCAGCCATGATGCGACCACGATATGTTGACTGCTTGAAGAACTCGTCCATTGTTAGCAGGAAACGTGAAGGCATAGATATGATCTTCATAGGAAGGTTTTTGGAACCCTTACCAATGTCTGTTTGCATATCGAATTTAGTGGAGAGAACATCGAGAATAGAAGTGTCATCTTTGAACGACTTTGTGGCCATCCGTAGTGCCTCTAGAGACGATGATAATTGATAAGCAATGGTTCTCACACCGTGTTTAACCTGCCCACCCATGATTTGCTGTAAAGGGATCATAACAGAGTTAACGGCTGTGCCGATCATGTTGACCTGTTGTGTACCAACACCAGACAACAGAGCGTTAATACGGAAGTGGTTAACCATATCCATAGTCTTCTGTAGGGACTTACCAAGACGCAACGAAGTCTTCAGAGGTTGATCAGAGTTAACAACAGCTTTAGCTACCGCACGGGCGTCTGAGTTCTCCGCAGAGTTCTTGATCATATCCATGAGCTTTTTATCTTTGGTGCGTGTCATCTTCATAGCGTTCAACGCGCGACCCACGTTTGCTCTAGCTGCATCAACAGACATCAAGACATTAGCGGCTATCTCACGGCGAGCATTAAAGGCCATCATGACCTCTTCCATGCTCTGATAGTTTCCTGTGACCTTACCGCTATCAATCATCTGACCAAGTTCTTTAATCTCAGTCTCCATAGCTAGGAGCATACGATCCTTAGCCATGATATCAGCCGCGAGTTTGTGGTATGGGACGTTAATGCCTCCTGTCATTTCTGCCAAGAAAGCCTCTGGGTCCTTACCAAGCATATCAGCCATGTGCCGTACACTCTTTGTGCTTTGTGCTTTAACCGTTGACCAGCGTTGTACGTCACCACCACGCATCGCAAGAAACTCTTTTTCCATAACGTGCTTAACTGCCGCCATCTGAGAAAGAACATCATCATAGTCGTTCATAGTATCTACAGAACGGAAAGATAGTTTAGTCAGCCGAGCGGCTTCTTGAGGATCAAGATCACCAATTTTGGTCATCATTCGGATGTTCTCGATTTGCTCTGAGGTTAACCGATAAGGAACCTTAACAGCTTTAGCTATCTCTTCCGCTGACTGCCCTCTGGGAGCCTCTAGGTCGAGCGACAGTTGCCCATCTGCATTTTCCTTAGGGAAGACCCTATCGGTCATGTCTATGGTCTTCTGGGCGTCCACAGCGACTTCATCAGCCGCCTTTAGGATAGGTGTATCGATCTCTGCGGCGAACTCTTTAGATGTTTGTAAGAATTCCGCTGCGGCTTCTGTATCGCCGTTCTTAGCCGCTTTAGCAGCCTTGAGGCCATAGAATATGCTCTCAATCGCTAGACCAAGAACACTACCTTCAACCACGTTACGCGCACGGTTCTGCCACTCAGGATCGTCAGGGTCTGTAGCTAGGAGTTCTGTCATGTACCCCATGTCAGCGCCCATGTCCTTCAGGGCTGCTGTGAGGTTAGCGTCATTAGGATCAATAATGATCCCATCGACAGCCGCGCCGATAGCTAAACCTTGCACCAATTTGCCACCTTTTGCGACTTTAGAGGCAATCCCAACATAGGGAACTGCAAAGGTCGTAAGGCCTTGTACAAAGCGCCCTACCCCTGTGTCAGCATCATCAACAAAGTCGATAAGACCGTCACCGAGTTTACCACTGGCACGGAGAGCCTCATATTCCTCACCAGAGACAATCTGAAACCCCAGATCGCTCGTAGCAATGATACGAGACTTAATACCGAAACCTGCATCAGCAATCCACGATCCAGCCTTGAGGAGACCGTCAGCTACGTCTTCAACACCCGCTAGGGGTGCTTGCACGAGCGTGTCGTACATATATCCATTCTTCTCGTCAGCTTGTGGGGCGTCTTGTGGGGCCGCTTGTGTAGCCCCACTTAGAATTGTTTCAGCTTGACCAGCGCCGTGCATTTTATTGAAGGCTTCAATAGTTGCTGGATTGTCTGATTTAGATTTCAGGTACTCTATGTCCGCCGCAGGAATAACCAAGGCTTCATCTTCTAGAGTTGCACTTGCTGTGTCGTTCAAATATCTCTCAGCGGCCCCAACACCGTAACGGTTGTTGAAAGCGCCAAGAACATCAGGATTACCTCTGTTTTCAAACAGACGATCCAGAACCACCTGAGATGGTTGCTCTTGGTTATTTTCCATATTTTACCTTATTTAAATCGTGCGATTGCAGCCAATAGAAGTTGTTGCACAACGTCTGCGTTAATACGCAAACCAGTCTCTTCTTGAATTGCACCTAAATCTTCAGCCAAGAATTTTACCTCTTGGTAATTAGTAGGCAACGTCAGATTAAAGCGTTCTTGTATGCCTGTGAGTAGTTGATCAAATTCATCAGTAGACACATTATCAACAACTATTTCATTCAAATCTTGAACAACCTTAGCTGCCTCAGACATTAACTCCTGATCAGCAACAATCTTGTTTTGACGTTCAGTCTCTAACCTTGCAGCTTCAGCAGCAGCTTCAGCTTCGGCTTGTGCTTTACGCTCTGCCGCTTGTGCGTTTGCTTGCTCCATTGCATTTTGAACTTCAACTTGTGCTGGGTCCTCAGGAACAACGATAGTACCCTCTTCAACCTGTTCACCAAACAACACAGCTTCACCCGCCTGAATATCTATATCGGGACGAACAAACGGTGTGGTCTCATTAGAGCGGTTAGCGTTCATTATTGCGGCTTCTTCAGCTACTCTAGCTTCGTTCTCTGCCCGCAATTGTTCGAAGTACGGGTTAGCTGTCAACGACAAGTCCCCGGCATCAACGTCCTTCTCAAACGCATCAAACTGCTTATTAAAGAGATCAGGATCGTTCTCTTTATAGAACTCCATGACTGAACGCTCCGCATTAGCGATAGCGGCTTTGATAGCCTCAGGGTTATTGTCTGGGACACCTTTAAGGTGGTCATCTAGATAACCTTGAAACCTTAATTTAATGTCATCCACCATTTCGCCAAGGTAACCCCCACCGAAGGGGTCCATAATCAATTTAGAACCCTCAGGAGACATAGCATTAACAACACGGTTAAGTGTCGCTTGCTTGTAGTCTTTATATGTCTGGCTGTTATAGACAGCATCTGGGTCTTGTCGTTGTTTCAGTTCACTATAGCCGTGCTTATGGTTTTCATCGTTGAACCTAAAACCGTCTTTTTGCGCTCCCTTAATCCACGCCATCAATTCATTTTGGTTGGTAATAGCCCCTGTGTCGAAGGCTTCTGTAATGGCATAATTGTTTGCTAATTGTTGGCTCATAGGGATTTCATAGACCGTGTTTACGGTCTCATACGCAGACTTCACTTTACTCATGATTTCAGTCGAGTTAGTGCTTGCGTTAATCATTTCACCCATTGTTGTCCCGTCTTCTTTTACGGGTGAATTTAGAAGTTGTGTAAGTGGGACCCCAACATTATCAGGGTTGTTATAAAAGTCAGTTATAATTTCTTGGTATTGGTTAAGCTCTGCATCAAGTTTTAACTTAGATGCACGTTCCTTCTGGGCTGTACGGAAATTGATATCCCGTTGGATACCCTCGCCTTGCTTAGTAACAGCGTTCCATTCCGCTGGGGTCAGCTTCAAATCACCGCTTTCTTGTGCCGCTATTAACGCCTCAATCATCTCTGGGTTATCTGTAGCATCAGCAACTGATAGGAACGAACTAATCAACGCTTTACGGGCTTTAGGGCCGCTAAGACCTGTACCATAAGCCTGACCGTTCAACGTAGTGATCGCAGAAATGCCATCCTCGATAGATATCTCACCAGTAGACATCTTCATCATGGTGTCATCAGCTTGCTTCTGGATCGCCGCTAGGTGATTAGCTTCCATCTGGTTAGATACGTTGCTCATATGGGCCGCACCCATGTTGAACGTAGTCTGTTCGATGTAAGGCATAGCCCCTGCTAGAAAGTAAGGACTTTGGTTGGCTTCATTAGACAGAAAGCCGTGAACTTTTGTGTTCATCCACTCACGGAACTTGTTGGGGTCCGTGCTGTATTTTAGACCAGACTTTTCATACTCTATTGTGGCGTTCTCTTTGAACTCAATAGCTGCCTTCTTACCCATCGTTTCGGAATATGTCTGGTTATACGCGCGAGAGTTGGAGCGGAACAGCAGCCCATTGCGGACCTTTGAGAGTTCCACATCAGGATCATCCCCCTGCAAGGCATCTTGTTGTGCTTGTGTAGCGATTTCTTCTAATTGTTGTTTCTTAGCTTTCCCTGCCTCATTCCCTAGGAAATTAGATGCAGCCTGAAAGCCTTGGGACATTGCAGCTTCACCAACTCGATCCCTTGCGGGTCTGTAGTAATTATCAACGACCTGCAACAGGTTCCGTGCAGCCCCACGTTGGGGCATATCAGGTGTAATTCGTGCCATGTTTGCTCCCTACGTCATATAAGGCAAACTGGCGCTACCAGCTTTCATTATGTGACCCATGTTAAGTTGTGTTGTCGAGACTGACGCAATACGGCCTTTAGCCTCTTGCTCATATCCTTTGAGATTACGGTTGGTTTGTATCTTGAGGCTGTTGCGCTCTAGACGGTCTCTGTAGAGATTACGGGCTTCAACAGATCGGCGTTCTGCGATCATATCTGTCATCGCTTGACCGCCTCCACCTGTCTCAAACATACTAACCATAGCGAGGTCTGTGTTCGATCTGGCTTGCAATGCGCGATCCATCGATGTCATCAGTAACTGACGGTTCATCTCTACATAGGATTGCATTTCTTGGTCTTGTTTATGCGCCGCCGCCCCTCGTGCCATATAGGCGTTATTTAGTGCAGCTTGGTTCTGGGCGTTAACCTCAGACATACTACCAAGCAGGTTCATGCCACCTGAGAGTAACGCTAGTGTTACTGGGTCCATATCTATATCCTAAAGTATTTTAACGAACTCATAGAAAGGCTCATTGTCCTGACCAAAGTTCTCGTGTTCTTTAATGAAGGTAAAACCGCACCACTTTAGCCACTTATGGTGGACAGTGTTCCGTGCGTCTGTGCAATTGAATACACATGAGTATCCTTGAGACACCTCATAGATACCTTCCCTACACTCTCGTAGGAACTGACGTTGATGTTTAAGGAGGTCTGGGGTTGCCATCATCCAGATGGACCCCAAACCAACCGTTTGTGTGTCGTTAACGCCAAAGACCCCGATAGGTGTACCTTCAGGATCACACATGGTTTTGCATTGTCGTGAGAACAACAACGCCAACTTTAATGCTACCTTGGGAGGCAAACCAGCTTGTGCGTTTAATTCCTGAACGTCTGCTTCCCTAAGGTTTTCCGCTAGATGGTCTAGGTCATCCTTATGGGTGTTGCGGACGTATACATTCATTATAGCCTCTGTGATTTCCCGACATACATACCTGACCACTCCATAGACCCGAAGGCACATGGAAAGGCACTGTCGTTAATTATTTTGATTTGAACTTTGTCGTTTTGAGCAAACACAGGGAACTTATATTCACCAGTGTCTCTAGGCATCAGACCAGCTACGTTGTCTTCATCCGCCAGAATACGCGCGTTGAACAAGTGCTCAAACGTGTCGTTATTCTTAGGTGTTACTTGGATTTTAAAGTAAGCACTGTCCGTGTAGATTAGGGACATATATCTTAGCTGTACCCTGCCCTCTTGAATAGCGGCTTCACCCGTAGGTGTATCCTCTCGTATATACTGAGGAGAGAACTCGTATTCAAAGACGTAAGGTACACCAGCATTTATACTCCACGAAGTCGCATCAACTTTAGCTAAATGATAAGTGTTATCACTAACCTTAGTCACCGCCATCTTTTGACCCTTAGGGTTCTCCATTTTAAAGAACTCTAGGTTAGCTGGGGTCGAATAAGGAAGCACAAGCTCTGTACGATTGTCTGTTTGGTTGTATGTGACTGTGATTGCTGTCTCGTCCACGCGGTGATCCAAGAGAGCCTTGTCGCTAGGCTTGGTATCCAAGAACATCTTATCGAGATAAACCTGTCCACCTGTCTTATACACGATGTACAAGAAGTCCTCTAGGAACTGACAACCCATGATGGTTACATCTTCACCGAAATCCCAATGGGACCACGCTGTTTGTATCTTTTCACCACCAGATGTGTACCATTTGTAGACGTAGAGTTTACTTGGTTCTAAGGCTGACAGCTGCACCATAACATCATCATAAGTTGATACAGCTTGTGTGCGTACCTGATTGGGAATGTAGTTAGGGATTTGGATTGTAATTTCATCCGCATCCACGGTCTTCAATTCTTCATCGATATAGAGTTCACGAACTGTTGAGTTTGTCGATCCGTCCGTAACAAAGAACACAATAGGCCCAGAAGCCACAGGTGCTGTATATGGAGAACAAGCAAACTTTGTTGAGGGAACGATGCCGACCGTAAGAGGCGATAGTACGTTTTCAGATACCAGCTTAAACTGTTGGCTATCAGAGAACAGAACCAGTGTGTCACTAAACATCGCAGCATGATATAGGTTGTTAACTCGACCAGTAATAGATGCCACATCGATCCTATCAGAGGCGAATACTTGAACAACTGTACTTCGATACAGACTCTCTAGTTCACCTACTGCGGACATGATTAGGTTCTCTTCACTGAGGAAGCCCATGCGTCCTTTAAAAAGGAATAAAGAGTTAATTCTTTTACCTACAAAGCTAGGCGCAGGGTTAGTGTCCCCATCACCTACTGTACGTTCACCCCATATGTGTTGTTTAAACGTAAAGGTTCCATCAGCTTCCCTCACGAGCACATGAGGCATTGTTGAGGCGTTGAAGCCCTCACCCGCGTTATATCCTGCGGTTTCTTCCCACACGTTGTTATCGAACTCGACCCAATAATCCTCTGTAGCGTCATTAAGGTTACCCTTAATTTGTACGATACGCCCCTGCTTCTCAGAGGGAGGTAATTTGTCGAATGACTGTATGCGGTCTGTAAATGCTTCCATAGCCGCGCCACCGAACTGGTCGAGCACCCTGATATCGGCCCCAGCGGGTACAGAGAATGTAAGAGTGGGTCCAAATGTTTGTGCGTCAGAATAACCACGGCTAATAGCGTCAGCCTTTAGTTCCTCTGCAATGTCTGAAGTACCCTCTAGGGCAGTCTGAGCAGTGGTGTTATCTTCTGTAGAGGTTGTCGCAGCCAGTACGTTGTTGATGTACACAGCATAGGTCGTAGAGGCCACAGCACGTTTAATGAAAACGGACGCGGTTGCGCTGGGGTCAGAACGTGTCTCTGGTAGAGCTAAGGTTTCAATTGTCTTTTCAGTATTAAGAATGAACGTGGTGTCAGCTACCGTGGCAAACCGTAACTTTGTCCACATATCGGATGTGGGGAGGTATGATTTACCATCAGGGTAGTTGACGGTCTTTTTAACACCATCAGTATCAAAAACCTCAACATCGCCTGAACCACCGACAACAATATATCTCTCGTTGAAATCTCTGTTAATCACATGGATCGCTGTGGTGTCATCGTCAGTAATGTTAGTATTCAGTGGTGATACAAATTGGGTTGGAGGACGTTTCTGCAAACCCGCCACAACAGACGGGTATGCGTTTTTCATTTCCTGACCAGAAGTCCTAAGACGCTGTGGTGCGGGTTGTTGTGAAACACCACTTACTAGGTTGGAAACAGTTGTTGAGACTAAGGGCATTATTTCACCTCTTAATACGCTGTACGGGAGAGGATACCAAACACAGAGGCGTTTCCTGTCATCATATTATTATCTTCAATTTCCATGTTCTCAGCCAGTAAAGCAGCACGGGCCATATCTTCGTCAGATGTGTTAAAGTTTGAAATAGAACTGTTACCCATCACCCGTTCTTGGTAGATACGAGCGGCTCTAACCGCGATATAGCGGCGAGCTATTTCTGGTAGTTCTTCAAAACCAAGAGCTACAACGATGTCTACATAAACTGGTTCTGTGAATGTGTATGTGTGCTTAACGCGGTCATATAAGATGCGTCCACGGGCAACGAGGTCTTTGTTCTTATCGTCACCTGTGGTGTCTACTGACAACACGTTAGCGGGTAGAGCAAGGTTGTCGGCTGTGTTTGGAATTAGTTTATAGTTAAGTTCTGTGTTCCAATAGAACCCGTGTGTTTGAACTTCGCGGGTCACCTGTCGAAGTAGGTCTCTCGCTAGAGCCGCATCAACGGTGATATTACCCGTAATGGCACTCACTGGCGACTCGCCAATGTTCGCAAGGCATACGTTGACAGCTTCGAGTTCTGTCGTTGGGGTCAAAAGAGTTGCCATGAGTTATCCCTGTAAATGTAAAAAAGGACCCCTCTAGGTTAACTAGAGAGGCCCATGTTTGGTTAAGCCGCAGCGCGGAGTTCGATGATGCACTCTGGGCGCAATACACCGTGACCAACAGCCATTTTAGATACAGCGAGTGTACCTTGACGGCGGATGTCATATTCCATTTCTGTGGCCATATCCATCAACTGAACTGTACCCAGAGCTTGACGCTGGATGATCAATGCAGATGTGTCTGTAGCATTTACGGCATACTTGGCGTTGAAGTCTGGGTATGCAGCGGCTGTAGAGTGATCCACGGCTACGTTGTTAGACTTAACAATAGTCATACCTGCCACGTTCATTACTGAACCGTCAGAGTAAGAACCGTTAGCACCGAAGTCGCGGTTGATCAGCTTGTCGTCTTGCACGAGTGCGTAATAGACGGTTGGCGATACAATCACAAAACGCTCTGCTTCTGGTACATTGCGTGTATCAAGAGTAGCAGCGGCGTCATAGATGCCAGCAACAATTTGTGCTGTAGTTGGAGCAGCACCGAGAGCTTCAGAAGCAGCGGAGCCTTGACCAGCAATACCAGCGCCGAGGCCAGATGGGTCACGAGCAGCTTTGATAGCCATAGACAGCAAGTTGCGGTCATATGTTTGTGCGAGAGCTTGGCCCATTTGCTTTGAGTATTCAGCGCGAACATCATAATGGTTCTTAGCTTCATCGATATTTGCGATGAAAGTGTTTGAGATCAACAGGTCATCGATTGTGATGACTTTCTCACCATGCTCGATGTTGTTGCCCAAGATTTCTGCACCAGCGGTGTGGTACTCAGCTACGGTCTTGCCGATTGCTGGGAATTGAGCGGACTTACCGTTCTGGATAGAGCGGATACGGGTCTTTTCTTTCATCACAGTTTGTGCGTTGAAAGTAGACATTACCTCACCTGAGAAGACCTTCAGAAACAGGGCGTCAGTTGCACCTGTTAGACCAGCCTGACCCACGCGGGATGGATTAGCATTAGACATTTTATTTCACCTTGGAAAAGAGTTTAGATTGTTAGGTTGTTCTCTAACGTGTCCGTGTGCGCTCTTTCCGATAAGGTTATCCCTCGTAAGGGGCCTCAACGTAATTAATTGCTTTGGTTGAGTTAGATGAAAAAAAGAGAACACCCGTGGCCGTTGGATGTTCCTGTTTTCGCCACCCACTAATAAGCGGCGTGGTCGAGGAAGCCCGAAGGCTCCCTACTTTTTTGCTCTATTTGCAGAGCTAGACATGATTTTTAAGTTACTAGAAGAGTTGTCAGTAGCGTTACCGTTTGAATGATCAATGTCCTTACCAGTTAATTTGGACTTACCGTGTTTAGAGATCATCATACGCCGTGCCTTATTACGCGACACACGCTTCTTAACTTGTTCAGGACGAGCCTGATACTCTTTATCATAGTCTGAATAGACCCGTCCTGATTTGCTCATGTGTTCTTCCTATAGGATGTTAGAACGTCCCAACTTAGCCTCGACTTGTGCGCGGAACGCTGGATCATTTTCGTAGGATGGGCTTTGCATATCAGTCATCAATTGCTGCACACTGTCGTATGATCCGCCTGTACCACCCGACAAACTGCCAGATAGGTTACGGGAAGGCTCGATACCTTCACTGGCTTCACGCCGTGCGGCAATAGATCGAACAGACATACGGATAGCATTGAAGTCATTGCTGTCCATCATCCGATTAAAGTAGTCTATCTCAGCTTCATCTAGGTTATCAGCGGCCCACGCGGTTAACTCTTCGTAACCTTGCTCACCACCTACCTCATTCATTATGTTAGACCGTTGGCTATCCATAACGCTGATTTGGCTTTTAATGTAGCTATCAACTATTTCACGAGGAATACCTGCTTCCTCTAGCATATCATAGCTTTCAACGGAGAGGTCTCCATTGTCCCAGAATTCACGAGAGAGTGCATCGTAATCCACTCCAGCGTTATCTAGTTCCTCACGGACCTCGCCTTCCTCATGCTCACTTTCAGCTTGAGGTTCTTGAGAACCCATACGGGACTCTAGTTCTGAGTATGCTTTAGCCATATCTTCTGGAGAACCGAACTTCTCAGGGAGCCACTCTGGGCGGTCTGTCTCGTTCTGTTCTTGTACACCAGCATCCATTTCAGCGGCTTGTTCTTCCAAACTTGGACCTGCTGTTTCAGCGGATGTGTCGATAACTACTTGTTCGACCATTCTTATTCACCATTTCCTGCGACACTATCACGGGCTGCACCCGCAGCTTCTCTAGCAACAGGACCAGTAGCAGCTTTCGCCATCTCCATCATCTGTGCTTGCTGCATCTCTTGAGCCTGTTGTTGTCGTTCTTGTTGTAATTGTTCTTCAGATTTAATCAGACCATCCATGTCGATACCCAATGCAGTCCCAACACGAGTGATATAATCATTCACGTTCATGAACTGGGCGACAGCCTCAGGCCCTAATGGGGCTAGAGCTTGTAGGAACATTTGATATTTATTCATATCATGCCCACGGCCTAATGCCTCAAGACCTGTGACGATGGTTGGATTTGCCACGCCCTTAGGGAGTGACGGAAGTTTCTTCTTTTTAGTCATCCGAGCAATGATGCGGTTGACCAATGGTAACTGAAATTCTTGGCTCAAGATCGAGTAGACACCGCCCAAGGCGTCCTCAAGTTCCCCTGCCATATACCGGACTTCCTCTGCGGTAACCCGTTCACCCGCGCGTTGGATCGCGGAGTTCATGAGGAAAGCATAGGCCAGACGCTCAGTAATAGTAGAGGCTGTCTGAGAAGCGATAGACATATCAGCTTGTTTCTGTACCTGTAAGGTAGACACTTCAGCAGCGTTTCCTGCCACAATAGCGCCGTTCTCAGCTTTGGAGATATCTCGCGCCCGTGTAGTCCCGTTAGGAGCCACAAGGAACACAACCTTAGCCGACACAGCGGAAGCCTCTAGGATAGCCTTAGACAGGCCCTCTAGGGAGATCAGATCACCAATGTATTCTTCTACATAGGAACGGCCATAGTCTTCACCATCGATGCGGGTCCACCGCAATGCCAGCATAGGTGCTTTATCCAGTGGATACTTACCGTGTGAGTTAGGAACGATCATACCATCTAGCTCTTGGTACAAGATATACTTGTTACCTTCACGGTACATCTTTGTGTATAGGTTGATCTCGTCAGATTTCTTATTGTTGTCATCGCTTGGGAGGTCACCCTCTTTGGCGGTCAACATTTCTTGGATGTCTTCAGGCAATGTAGCCCGTGACATGGTTTCCTTAACGATAACCTCGATCACCTCACCCATCGGGTCACGCTTAACAACATATCGGCTCAACGGGAAAACCCGCGCACCACCTTCAGGTGGGAGATATAGAAGGACGTTACCTGCGACAATCAACTGTTTGAGAGCCTCAAATATGGGAGACCGCATACCAGAGTTTTCAATCTCTGTCATTACGGCTCGTTCATACTTATTGAGAGCTTCGTCTACCTTGGCCCTTGCACCTTCTGTTTGAGCTAACTCTTGGATTGTAAAATCATCCAAACGCATAGCGAAGAAAGGAGCATTAGGTGGAAGTAGAGACAACAGAAGTTTAGAGGCTAGGTTGTTCACACCACGCGCACCAACACCTTGATATGGGGTGTACAGTTTGCTTGAAGAGGTGTGACCTTCCTCTGGAACAAGAGAAGGGATAGTTAGTTTAGCCGCTTCCCTTGCTCTCTCTAAATATGTCGTTCTGTGTGAGGATAGGTTTTCGTACTTCTTAGCGCAGACTGCTTCGTCTTTATGCACGATACACCTCTTTAATATTATTTGTTAGTATTGTTTTTCTGGACCATACCACCGAGTTTATTGGTGTCTGAGGTCATTTTATTTCTTGCTTTAATCTTGTAAGATTTAAAGCCACGAGACCGCCGATCCAGTGCTGTCCCATCTTCACTACCTTCACTCAATTTAGGAGCTTCTTGCTCTAAAACTTGTGGAGCTTGTGGGGGAGGAGGCGGGGGTGGGGGCGGCTCTGGTGTATTCATGAAACACATTTTAAATTAAGCCTTTCGTTTATTGATAGCCATAGGGTTTGATCGAGCCGTTTGGTAACGAGAGATGCCCATAGATTTACGCTTAACAGCGATCTTATCTTCATTGGTCTTCGATGCTTTACTCTTACGAGCCTTACCGCCATCACGACCACCACCAACACCATCTTTAGGGTCGATAGTCTGAGGCGCTGTCACAGGCGCGGATGAACCACCACCGCCGCCAGTCGTAACTGTGGCTGTTGTTACAGGAGCACGGACATCGGTAGAGTCATACACTTCTTGGTTAGTCTTGCCACCACTGGTCGCGTCAACCTGCGGAGCTTGATCCAAGGTAGTCCCACGAGAAACGATCAGACCACCACCGCCTGTTTTAGCTTTATACTCACTGACATTACCGTCAGCCAAATCCTTAGCAGACACACTGCTTTTACTGTTAAAGCTAGTTGTCGAGCCTGTCACAGGAACCTGCCTACGATCATCACGATCAGTAGCGTGTGTGTATGTAACCTGCTTGGCCTTAGAGGTCCCAGCGTTCTTTGTTGGTGCATAACTTGATCCTGCGAAATTATCCGCATCTAAGTTACGCCCAGAACTCTTTTTAGCTTGAGGCTTAGGCGCGGGTTTCGATTTGGACTTGGACGAGCTTCCGCCGCCGCCTCCACCACCGCCACCATCACCACCAAATACAATTTTTGATTGAAATAGTTTAGTTAAGAACATTATGTAATCCGTTTACTAAGGGTTATATGGCTTAGATCATAGCCACCATTCTTTAAGACCCTTTCCCAACCCTTACGTCCGTGTATTTCCACAGATGCACATTGATTGATACGGGCAAAGCGTTCAAATATAGACATTCCAGAAAGCCAGTCACCATCATCACCTGATAGCAAGACAACCCTGAGATTAGTAACCTGAGGGTATTCAATAAACTCAGTTATTGCCGCAGATGTTATCTCTCCTGTCTCAGGAACTTGGTGCAACCAAAGCAACCAAGTACCGTCCAAACAGAAATTATAAATATCTTCCATATGGACTTTATCATTAACAACTCTTGAAAATAACATATCTATTACAGGCCACAGAGTATCTATCGCTTTAGTTGATACGAGCGGGAATGACTCACCGTTCAACATTTAGAACATCCTCATTTTGTTCTGAGTAAATTCTATTCAATGTTCTAATCACATCAACCGCACCACGCCGAAAGAATATCTCTCGTTCTGACATGGATAGTTCTGGTGAAACATCAGGGTACATCCGCGAAAGGAAGTCGATTAAATTTTTGTCAATCATAGGGGTTTGGGTCATAAAACCACCCTTCTAGGTCTAGTAACGGTTAATATTATCCCCAAGCACGGGTCCATTGGGCGCAAATGCCTGACCTTACCACATCATCATGGTTGAAATGGCATACAGCGGCTTCAATGTTGTGTTTAAAAATCAGATCAATAGCTACTGCTAACCCTGACTTTTCCTTGAGATCGTGTTGCAAAAGATCGCCATTCACCAACACTTTTGTGTCCTCACCTATCCGAGTAAGAAACATTTTCATCTCATGGGGTGTTAGGTTCTGCCCTTCATCCAAGATAACGAAGGCGTTGTTAAATGATCGACCACGCATCACCTCGAAAGGCACGATCTCGATATCCTTACGCTTCATAGCAATCTCGAAACGACCCTTACCAAGTCGTTGTTCAAGAACCTCAGTGAGCGGGATTACCCAAGGCGCAATCTTGTCCTCGATAGTACCTGCAAAAAATCCCAGAGACTTACCTGCGGGAATATTTGGGCGAGTTAAGATGATCTTCTTTACATCTTTTCGTAAGAACATATCAGCAGCCGAAGCCGCAGCAATGTATGTCTTACCTGTCCCAGCGGGACCAGTAACGAATATCTGCGGGAAACGGTTGATACACTCGATGTAGTTTTTCTGAGCGGGGTTTTTTGGTACGAGAGGCTGTACCTTTGTGTTATCGGAAGCCTCTCGCACTTTGTCATTATAGGTTTTCTTACGCACCTTTAAAGTTCCATTTCACCTTGAAGTAAATTGATACGCATTTCTGCATAACGGATGACTTTCTTGAGGTCTGTGATTTCACTCTCAACCGCTGTCTGATCAGGATACAACTTGAACCCTGCCCTGACGGCATACTTACAAATATTACCTGTGTGGAACGGTAGATCATTACGCATAATGAACGTCACAGGCTCGATTGCATAACGTGTGTAATGGGAAGGTTTGTTAACGATATCACCGTCAACAGGTTCAACAACATCGAATGGGTTCATGGGGTCCACACCTTTATAGTATTAGTTGTTAGATCGTAATTATCGTACCGCAGTATCCGCGCTACCTGAGCTTGTTGCAGGGCCTCTGCTTCAGTATGACCTTGCTTTATGAACGCAGCGACAACGGCTGACCAACTACAGTCATTGTCTAGGACTTTCCTAGCGCCGACAGCGCCGATCTTATTTGCGCCTTTATAGCCAT